CGGTGACACAATAACAAGAGAAGATGCAGAGTTACAACTGCAAAAAAACATAGACGACAGATTAGTTCAAATAAGACAGGCCATACCTGAGTTTGACAATTTGCCATTGGAGGCTAGAAAGCATTTATTAGGATCTTGGTTCAGGGGAAGTTTATCAGGAAGTCCTAAAACAATTAGTCTTCTTAACGCTGGTAGGTTTGAAGAAGCAAGTGATGAATTCTTAAACAATGATGAATACAGAACAACCTCACTTGGAGGGGTAAAAAAGAGAATGAAAGCAACTTCAGATGCAATTAGGGGATTAATTTAAATTGTTCAAGGTAGGGTAGGTAGGGTAAAATCAACACAGAGCCTTAAATCGCCTTAGAGCCTATTTTTAGCAAAAAAAAACACTTATAAAACAATAACTTACAAATCACATATTTATTAGGCAATTAGCCTATAAACGAGCTATCGTTAAATAGCAATTTAAAAAGGAAGAAACATGGACGAGCAAATCAACCAAGAGTCTAACTCAGTTGAAACTCCAAAAGATGCAACGGAAGTTTTCACTGAAATGTTAGACGCCGAGGAATCAAACGATAAACCAGAGGTAACTAATGAAGAAGTGGCAACGGAAGCAGTTGAGGAAACTGATGAAGAAGCACTGGAAGAAGAAGTAGCCGAGGAATCCGAAGAGGACAAACCAGAAGTTGTTGAAGAAGAAAGTGAATCTGAAGACGAAGTAGAGGTAGAGGAACGCAAAACCTACAGAGTAAAATCTGGCGGTGAAGAAAAGGAAGTTACCTTACAAGAATTAGTAAGTGGCTATCAAAAAGGCGATGACTATACCAAAAAAAGTCAGGCATTAGCAGAACAGCGTAAAGCTGTGGAAGCTGAGGCTTATGCAGTTAACGAAGCTATGCAGATGAGGGAGCAATATGCTCGTCGACTAGGTCAAGTACAACAGTTATTGCAAGAAGATAACGGACAGTTTGCTAACCTAGAAGAACTAAAAGAAAACGATCCAATACAATATGCTATTAAGGTAGCAGAACAAACAGAAAACAATAAAAAGTTGCAGTTATTGCAACAGGAGCAGAATAAATTAGCACAAGCACAGCAACAACAAGTTGCACAGCATCAAGCTAAATTAGTTGCCCACGAAGCACAAATGTTGACTGAAAAAGTAAAGGAATTTTCTGACCCAAAGAAAGCCGAACAACTCAAAGGTGAAATTCGGAATTTTGGAAAAAGCATTGGTTTTACAGATGACGAATTAGCACAAGTATATGACCATAGGCATGTTATGGTAATGCAAAAAGCAATGGAGTACGATAAATTGCAAAAAGCAAACCCTAGCGTTACTAAAAAACTAGCCAAAGCACCAAAGATGGCTAAAAAAGGTAATAAAGTTGCTAACGTTGATGTGTATACCAAACAGAAAAAACGATTGAAGTCATCAGGAAGTTTAGATGATGCTACTTCAGTATTTAAAAACTTTATTTAAAATGAGGAAACAAAATGGCAACATATAAAACCTACGATACCATTGGTATTCGTGAAGACTTACAGGATGCGATATATGATATCTCACCTACAACAACACCTTTCATGTCAACTGTTGGCAGAACTAAAGCTAAAAACACATACCATGAATGGCAAACAGACAACCTAGCTGACGTAGATTTAGATAACGCACAAGTTGAGGGTCAGGATGCAACTTCAGCAGTTCTAACACCTACAACTCGTGTTGGTAACAGAACTCAAATTTCTGACAAAGTTATCCAAGTGTCAACTACAGATGATGTAGTAGATAAAGCAGGTCGTTCTACAGAAACAGCGTACCAACTAGCTAAAGCTTCTGCTGAAATCAAAAGAGATATGGAGTCAATCCTACTCTCAAACCAAGAAGCAGATGCAGGTAGCTCATCAGCACCTCGTAAATTAGGTGGCTTACAAACATGGTTAGAGTCTAACTATGTAGGCGCAGGTACAGCAGGTTCAGAAGGTACAACTGCTCGTACAGATGGTTCAGCGGCGGCATTTACTGAAGATATGGTAAAAGAAGCAGTTAAATCAGCATATGAAAATGGTGGAACTCCAACTATGTTATTAGTGTCACCGACACAAAAACAAGTAGTTTCAACATTTGCTGGTATTGCAGGACAGCGTTATCAAGCTCCTAAATCATCACCAACAACAATCATTGGCTCTGCCGATGTGTATTTGTCAGATTTTGGCACATTACAAGTGGTTCCTGATAGATTTATTCCAGAGCAAGAAAATGGTGCTGACACAGCATTTATACTAGATTCTTCAATGGCAAACGTGGCGTATCTCAGACCGTTTAAGCAAACTAAACTTGCTAAAATGGGTGATTCAGAGAAACACCTAATGAACGTTGAGTACACACTCGTTGTTAAAAACGAAAAAGCTCACGCAATCATTGCTGACTTAGCTAAGTAATATGGTTATTGCCCCTTCGGGGGCATTACCTTTATAGGAGTTTTATGAAAAAATTTAGAGACCCAAACAACAACAAAGTAACAAGCGTTGGACTTAATGATAAGGATGAAATAACTATTGAGCAGTCACAAGACGTTACTGAATTAATAGAACAGAATAAAAAAGATTACAATAATGCAGACAAAAAGTGGTCAGATGAGTTATTTGGCAATAAAGTAGCTAGCATTCCATTTACTGCAATAGACAAGTTAAACAAACAAGGAATTATGCAAGGGTTTGAAGTAAGAGACCAAAAGCGTTTCTTTGCTTGGTTAAATGACCCGGATAACTTATTTTTTAGAACGAAAGCAGGAAAATTATAAATGCCAGCATTTACTTCGTATGACAATTTAAAGATCAACATAGCAGATTATCTTGCAAGACAAGATTTAACTGACAAGATACCTATGTTTGTAGCATTAGCAGAGAAGAGACTTAACAGAGATTTAAGACTCAGACAAACACTGCAACAGTCTACTTACAACCTAACGTCTGGTTTTCAAGTACCAACTCCATCAGATTTCTTGGAGATGAAAGACATACATATAGATGCAAACCCTATTGTAAATCTTAACTTTAAAACTGTGTCACAGTTCTACAGATTAGATAATGTTAGTGGTAATGGTGTTCCTGTTAATTATACATTGGTAAGTAATAACTTTGTGTTAGCACCTAGACCTACAGGCTCTAGTACAATAAATATGACATACTACAAGATACCAAAGGTATTGTCAGACACTAATCCTTCTAACGAATATTTAGAAGTATGTCCTGACTTACTGTTATACGCATCATTAGTAGAGTCAGCTCCATTCCTAATGAATGATGAAAGACTAACTACATGGGAAGCATTATACACAAGAGGATTAACAAGCATAACTAAATCAGACGAGCAATCAGAATTTCCAGCTCAACCACTAGCAGTACAAATTACAACTTAACAGGAACTTAAAAAAATGGACTTTTCAAACTATTTGGCTAATAAGCTAATTAACACCACAACAAGACAAGTACCCTTTACTCCGCCTACAAAGGTTTGGGTGTCGTTATATACAACAGACCCAACAAAAGATGACACAGGCAGAGAGGTAGAGGGAGCAACATACACAAGATTTGAGTTAAAACTATCAGAGCCTTTTGATGGTGTATCTACTAACGAAAACTTAATGCAATGGAATACAGCAACAACAGATTGGGGTGTTATTACCCACATGGCTATTCATGATGCAGAATATGATGGCAATATGCTGTATTACACACCGCTAGATGTGCCTAAAAATATTGAGATTGGAGATCAATTTCAAATTACAGTAGGCAATCTAAAA